CGAATATCTGCAAACTCTATTGTTATTTGTGGAATAAGATTAGCACCTTTTATTTGTACTGATATACTTTCAATACCAAAAGATTGACCTGTCCCATCATTTTGAAAAAAATCACCAGTTGTGTTCCCGTCTTTAGATTTTCTTTCGGTTCTTTCTAAATAGGCATCGGTCCAATTAGTAGTAAAATTTCTATCATTTGGGTCTGTTGAATCACCAACTTGTGATGAAAGGAAATTTAATGTTCCTTTGGCAATACTTCTTAAAGAGTTTTTGTCTCCATCGGAAGTGAGTGTTGTTCTTGGTATAATATCTGCTTCAAGATTGACATACATTACCAGTCTTTCTTGAGAAACACTTCTTGGTTGAACCTCATTATTAACTAATACACTATTAGGATCGACATAAATTAAATTATTTTCGTCGGTCTTAATTAATATATTTTCACTATTTGATAAATCATTGTTCGCCATAATATAAATTATACAATTCCACTCCTCTTTTGTAATCTTGTAAACTACTATTCAATGGAAATGGTATTCTTAAAATAAAATTGTCTTGTAATTCAAACTCATTAGTTCCGGCATTTGGATTTGCTGTCATAATTAACCAACCAAATGTTGGTGTATTATAAAACTCTTGGGATAGTTTATCCAATCTGTCTTTTCCACGTTTAAACGTATGATATCTATCGGTTCCTTTAATCGGCAGTTCAATTCCCGGCACAATTCTAAAATTGCCATCACCTACGAAAAATTGATACCTATCAAAATAAATTCTACTCATGGTCTAAAATAATTTAATTTATCATCCGTTGGGGGAATGTTATTTTTACTTTTTAATTTTTTAACCTCTTTTTTGATTTCATCATCTGTTAATTCACTTTCTGTTACCACAAATGATATTTCTTTTTCATTTTTTCTTTTTTTAAGTTTTTTGAACTTAAAACTTTTATCTTTTAGTGGTGAACTAATAAACGAATCAAATTTCTTCTCTATTTTTTCAACAGTTTTTTCATCAAATATTATTGTATCAACCGAAAAAACTCCTTTAAAAGATGACTTATCTTCCTCTTTTAATAATACAGATAATAATTCATAAAGTGTATCGGTAGAAATATCGGGACTATTAAAATTTATTGATGTGTCTAAATCTTCATACAATTTGTCTGAATTCTCTTGAAAATAATTTACGCAATTTTCATATTCATCATATAATAAATCATATGTAAATCCTGATAACGTACCTTTAGTTACTACATCTTTTTCAATTTTTACGTCATAACCATATTTTACAACAAAATTAAGTTTATCAAACGCATCGATAACTTCATTTCTAACTTTTACAAAATCATTTAATTGTGTTTTATCTGATATACCATTAATTTCTTTTTCAATAAAATCTTTGAAAAATGGTTGTAAAAGTTCATTGGCTTTATTTTGTTTTGGTACTGATAAAATACTATCAAGATTCATCATTTGACTAATATTGATAGTTTCCAATACTTGTGTCATTTTAATTTTTAATGAATTTATATAAAATGATAATGGCCGACTTTTAGTATATTCACCAAATAAATCAACAGTTAAACCTGCACTTGAAGATGTTGTGTTGAAAACATCATATGTTTTAATATCTCTGTAGTTAGGATGTAGAATCATTGATGAAATGGATGTGCCATAATCTTTTACAAAAAGATTATATAGTGTTGGGTAACTATCAAAATATTTTTCAGAAGTCTCATATAAAGTGTTTACTAACCCATCATATCTTAATGAAGACTCTGAAGGTACACCTATAAATTCACCTTCAGCCAATTCATTACCTTTACTATCATTTGTAGATTCTTCAGGTTTTGGTATACTTTCGTTTATTTTTTCTAAAAACTCTTTTGTGAATTCTTCTCTATTTTTACCATCAATTGTCTCCGCAGTGTTGATTGACCTTTCATCATACATCTCAGTATTTGCAAAGAAATTAGATGACAACGCATTTTGTAATCTCTCGACAGGCCTTGATAAACCTTGTCCACCGATAAAACTAATTTGTAATGTAACACTAGCAATCATTGGTTGAACACCGATACCCTCTGGATTTAAGTCCCATGTGGAATCTTCAAATTGTATGTTAACATCTTTAATAATAACTTTAGAATGATAAAAATCACCAACTCTTAATACACAAACAGGTGGTGGACCAAATGAAGTATTTCTAGCATTCAAGTCAGACGTATCTGATAATCCTTTAATTGGTATAGTATCACCAGGTCTAACACATTGTAATAAGAATGTTAGTCTTGAATTTAATCCTTCGGGAGTTGTTGAATGGAATCCAGGGTGAAAATATTTTAATTTTTCTTTTAGTGTTTTAAACACCACAGGATCACTCTCCTCAACTTTTTGGAAATAATAACACTCACTAAGTGTTTTCATTATAATCCTCTTCAACGGGTCAATTGGTGGTCTATTTGGTCTTGGTACTGTTGGTTCACCAACAGGTTCCAATCTTGAAATTATCGTTGGGTCTGTATTTGTTTGAGGTTTTTGTGGGTCGGGCTTCGTTATCTTAGTGTATTCAAATATTATTCTTGATTGTCTACATCCAAAAGCGACTGGTGCTGAAATTTTTAAAGATGAACCACCTGATGTTGATACGAATTTAAAATCTTGTGTAGAACAATTGACATTGTTTTCATTATTAAATTCTTCGCCAGCACTAATTGTTGTGAATTTTAAAACACCATCTGATTCAGTATAACCTAATTCCTTTAATGTAAATTCCAAGTCAATTTTTGTTTGTTGATTCCCTCCACCTGTGAATGTTGATGGCCATTTAGAATCTAATACTGATTTAGGATTAACGTCCTTTTTGATTCTATCTAATATATCAAGTAAAATACTATAGGTTCTTCTTATTGATAGTCTGAAGTTGTATCCATTATCGGCAAGTGCAGAACAAGATGAACCAATAACAATTGAAAGTTCTTTTACTATTCCACTTTCAATATCAGTTTTCAATGTTGTTGTATCATTTACATATGAATCAAATCCACTTCTTGCTTCACTTATTTCTCTATTTAAATCACTTATTGTGTTATTTTTATATGTGGACGCTTCTGCAAGAGGAATATCTTTACCATACAATATTTTCTTATCATGTATCGCGTTTGCTTTATTATATGTGGTTGAACCTGTTAAAATATCGTCAAGAGTAATTGTTAAATTTGATAATGTGTCTCCAGTCCAACTATCAGAACCAATTTGTGGGGTATATATATCGGTATACTTCGTACCTTTAAAATCTCCTTCAGTAATTTGTGGCCAATTATTAGCAAAATTTAAACTAACATTTAGTTTAACAGTTTGAGAAGTATCACTAACAACAGTTGGTTCTGGTTGTACCACAACCGTGGTTGTTACATTTTTAAATCTCTCGACAGTACTTACATCTACTTTCTTATTAAGAAAATCACTAACTAATTTAGCATCTTCAGGTGTGATGGTAGCATATCTTCTAACCAAATCGTAAAAGTCAATTTCCTCACAACCAGCAAAAAATGCATTAATATAATTTTCAGCCTCATCATCTGAAAAACCTTTGAAATGTTCCCTAACTAATAAATTTAATATACTTGGGTGGTCAACGACTACCTTAAAAGATATTTGTCCAGTTCTTTCCGTATTTTGATACGTATAAATTGGTTCGGGTCTACCCAAAAATTTATTAGGATTCCAAGACGCACTATTTTGTTCACTTACTTTTAAATCATATGGTGGAAACCACATAACTCTACCACCATTTGGGCCTCTTTCACAATATGGTAAATCGTTTACTGTAAATCCGGGTACGTTAGATGTTTTCCATGCCAAATTTTCAATTGAAAGCATGTATTTTTTTGCATAAAACCCATCACCGCTAGGTAAAATGTTTGTTGACCCGTTAAAGTCTCTACCACCATTTGATATGGGAGCAATGTTTAAATTCCATGAACGATCTAAAACACTATCATCGTATTTTCTTACGTTTTGTTGTCTCTTCATGGTATCTGAATAGTTCAAATACGACCTATCTTTTGTCCATACTCTACAATACTCAACGCCACTTTCCCCACCAAATTTATCAGTATATTGAACCGCAGAACCTCTACTTAACATCACGTCACCTTCTCTAAAAATTCTACTTGTTTGGTCAATGACGTTGGCAACGTGAGAACGAGCCTCGGCACCATTTGTTGGTAACGTATCTAAAATCTCTTGTGTGTACCCAAGGATTGAATCGGGTCTAAAGTCAAAACCCGTAGATGTCGAATTGTCAAAATCATTTTTTTGACTTTCCCATTCTTGGTTGTTTTCTCCTAATTTATTTCTTGTATTTCTACTAATCCATGTTAGTTTACCGGTAATACTACCACCATCAGAATAGTTTCTTTTTCTTTGAAATAATTCCGTCTGAACAGGGTCAAATAAAAGACTTAAATAATAATTACTTCTCACAGGACGATCATTAAAATCGTTCATTGCAAATTTTACATCATTACCTCTATCGTCACCAATATATGCCTGACCTACAGGTGCATCAATACCTAATAAATTTGCAACACCCTGTGCAATATTACCAACCACATTAAAAAGTCTTGAGGTATTTTGTGATCTTGCTGAAGTGGTATAGTTAGGTGCATATGTTGAATATGATAATAAGTCATACAAAACATTTTTTTGACCACTACCCATATGTTCAATAAACAAATCTGATGGTTTTCTAGATGGTGTTGGTCGTCTACTTATACCAATTAATGAACCAAGAGCACCTGTTACATCTTGTAAAAGTCTACCAACCCCTGTATTTGCAACAGGTCTTATATTAATTGGGTTTTGTGGGTCAGTTAAATACTCACCCGGAATATCAGAAAACGGTAATTCAACACCAGATGCAACTTGTACAAAGTCAATTATTTTACCGGGTAAAGTTTTACTTACTGTAATTTCATAATTTGGAGCAACTAATGGTTCTCTACCAGTAACGATATTCGATGCAGTTGATATACTACCGTTTAACGCTTCACTAAGTCTATCTCGTCCATTTGTTACACGTTCAATGTTTTGTGCAATTCTAGAAAAAACGGGACCGGTAGTCGATACTAGGTGTGTTCCCGCAAACTTCATCAATTCTGATTCATTAGTTAAATTCTGTTGTCTGAAAACACTAATTAAATTATGATTCTGTAATTGAAAGTATGGGTATAAATTAAGATTTGCTCTTCTTGGAATTGTTCTAATATTCTCAGTTACATTGAAATTCGTGGGTTTATAAACATTATTTGTTTGTGGTACCCTTAACATTTCACCTCTGTTATCGTCTACATCACCCGGATTTACATTCGGAAAATCCCTTAAACTTCGAATCGCATAATTACTTGATGTAAAAGTTTGCGGTCCATTTGGTTTGGTAAGAGTTCTAGCTAAAATTGAATTTCGTAATTCTTTAGTAGAATCAAAGTTTAAGTAACTTGGCATCGGTTTGTTTTATCAATAAATAGATAAAAAATTAAAATGTATTTTTGATTTATTGAAAACGAAGATAATTTGTATGTGTTACTTTAGTATCTATTGATTAGGGTAGATATCCTCTAGGATTAGAGTTGTTTCCATTTACATTAACCTCAATTGGTCGTCCTTTTATTTTATCTGCTAATTGTGATAAAGAATTGGCTGATATATCAAATGTAGTTGGAGTTGTATTTTGTTGTGTTTGTGTATTTTGTTGTGTTTGTGTCGTGTTTTGAGTATTATTAACATTCAATGGTTGTTGTGGTGTTGCCGATGCCCCTTTTTTCTTTTGGTCGTCACTAACCTGCTTTTGAAGTTCTGATCGGAATCCATCCAAAGTACTTTTTAATTCACCACTTGCTTCTTCTCCCGTAACATATTTTTCCAACATGTCATTACCCATTTTGACATATTTATCCATGTCGGCACCCATTCCCCTATATGTCTTAGCAAATTCAACCTTTAACATGGCGGCAATTTGGGATATGTTTAATGCCATTTTTTGGGTTTCTGTAAATTGTTCTAATGCAATATCTTTTACATCCATTTTTTCAAATGCTTTTTGATTTTCTAAAATTGCACTTGCTGTGGTTTGATTTAAATCTTCTAATTCTACAGTTTTACCTAATTGCTCTTGTAAAATTGGTGGTACTTCAATGACCATTTTACCATCTTTACCCATTCTAGCAATATTTGTTAAAAACTCCTTTTCCTTTTCATCTACAGATATACCTGCACCCATTAAATCTGCCGCTGCAGATGTTCTTTCAGCGGCAGCAATCGCCATATTTGATAGGTCTTGGTAACTCATACCAAGTTCATCTGCCATTGCTCTTGCTCTTCTAAGGTTAACACCCGTAATTTCAAATTTACCATTTTCTTCACTATATACCGCCAAAGACTCTGCGGCACCAATTAAAGCGTCTTGTAATCCTTCGACATTATTTGTTGCCATATACATCATTTGGAACGGATCACCCAAGGAACCAACAGCACCACCCAATACTTGTAAATTTGCTGCTAAGTCGATTGCCTTTTCAGGTGACATTACTTTTTCTGCCAAATCAAAAACGTTCTGCATGTTCATTCTAAATTCAATAGACTTTTGAACCATTCGATTTAAACCCTGAGTACCGTTTTCAAACCCATATTGGTTTAATTTTCCAATATTTTTATTTAGTTCTTCAGTAGTTTTTCTGGAATTTAACCCTAATGTCAGTGATGATTTACCCGCCTCATTTATATTTTCTAATGTCTTTTCAGCTCCAATACCAACCAATTCAAATTGTCTAAGTACTGGACCCATCTCTTTCATATCACCAATAAATGCTCTTGATGTTACTGCCATGTTTTCCATGATAGATTCATTCATTACAAAAAATCTTCCAGTTTCTTTTGTTGCTGAAATTGCAGTATCGGCCAATTCATCAAATGAATAACCCATACCTTGTACACCATCCAATGCCTCTACAATATTATTTCTATAACCTCTAGATAACTCACCTCCAATTCCAATTTGTGCATTTAATTTGTTTCTAAGTTCAACTTCTTTTTCTAAGATGTTCATTGCACCTTCAAAAAGATTACCTAATCCTGTGGTGAATAAATCCTTTAATCCATCTTTTAGAGGTTTACTACTAAAAAGTGCAGTTCCAATTGATATTGCGGCATTTGCAATTTGGTCGGCACCAATTAATTCGTTGGCTGCCTCAGCACTTATCATTCCAAATCCAGTGGTAAATCCCTGTGTTGATACCGCTTTAGATATAGTACCACTTGGTCCAGAAGGTTCCCCTGATTTTTTTTTATGGTAATATGATAGAAATTTTTGACTTTCACTTGTATCTACAGTGTATGTACCAGTAATGTTATTACTTCTGTTATACATATTCATTGCATCTACATATGCATTTGAGTCGGCATCTGCACTACCATACTTACCGATGAAATCACTAATATTAGGTTTATTCATAACTATAAATACTATTTAGGAGTGTTTTCTATTTCAATCATGTAATTGATATAATATCTCCTAATATAGATAGGCATACGAAGGATATCACTATATGAAAATCCTCTTTTAACTAAAAATAAAATTTCGTCTAATTGTCCCTTACTATAGTCCGTAGAAAGGGCGAAAAAATTCAACCCCGAATCCAATTTCAACTTGGATGTCTTCTCCTGACGGGGTCTTTACTGTTTTCTTTAAATCTAATGATGGTTTATTTTCTTTTACAAATTTTCTGAAATCTTGTGAGTCTTTAATTGGTAAATTTTGAATAAAATTATGAATACTCATCATTTCTTTATTTCCACCAACAGATTTTATCATCATCTCCAATTCCTTGGTTACTAATGGTGCAACTCCATTACCATTCCAACTTTTTTCAATTTCCTCTAAATCCTTTTGTTGTTTTTTAGTTAAAAATTTAAACGTAACCCCAACTTTAGATTTTTCCATAAAAAATGCAAATTCCCCATTTTCATTTGGAGTTAAAGTAAATTCTTTAAATTTTATTTCACTTAAATCTACCTTACTTGTGAATCCTTCATTGGTTTTTGGGTCAGTTACATAAACATTAAACTCAGAACCAAAGGCGGTATTTCTTAAAAAAATTAATATGGCTTGTCTGTCCTCATCAACCAAATCATCAACACTGATATCTTTATCTAAAACTTTTCTTTTTAAAAGTTCATCTACCACAGTATTACTTTGAATAAGATTTTGTGCCGATAAAATGTTTTCATCAGATGCGGTTAGATATGCGACTCTCACTGATTTTTTTTGAGATGTGTAATGAATACCTCTACTTGGTAATTCAACAACATCATACGCAATTGTTGGGTCTACTACGAATTGTTCCATAAAATATAATATAATTAATAACTACTTGATTGTAAAGTTTTAAAACAAAAAAGGTATCCTTTTGAGATACCTTTCTTTGACAGATTTTTTATTTTAGTAAACTTGGATACATCTATCCATTCTTAAACCACAAGTGATAGTTGCCAATTCATCTCTTGAATAATCCAAATCACCAAAGTTTAAGTTGGTAATGAATGTACCTTGAAGAATCCATTTTTCAACCACAACACCAGTTGGGTCTAACATTTCAATTTCAATATCTTTTTTATATCCAGCAGCATATCCCATTCGACCAGTAACTGATTCCGCATGTAAACGGAACCATTCCATTAATGCTTGAGAAGCTGAGGGACCGATTGGGTCTTTAAATGTTACTTGCATTTCTTCCCATTCAAATCTACCAGCAACATATGTTGATGTATTCAAGAAAGGAATTGGAACTGAGTTAATTTTTGCTTTAGGTCTTGAAGCGGATGTAACATACCATTCGTTAATTCCCAAAGTTGATGGAAATCTAACGATGAATCGGTTTTGTCTTTTCGGTTCGTAAGGAACCGGCATTTTCATTAATAAATCTGCCATTTTGTATTTGTTAAGTTTTTTGTTATTTTCTTTCTTATAAATATACTCAAATCAAGAAATATTTTTTTTTTACGAAAATGATTCAATTTACTTGATTTTGTGAAAAATTTTCGTTAGTTTTTTACTAGTCCCAGTATCCAGTTCCAGAATATTCCTTAACTTATTAATAAATACTAGTATATCTAGTTTAATATAAAACTAGTCTAGTATTAATATAATACTGGGCAACTATTAAAAAATAAAAGGGTCCCATTGGGACCCTTCTATTTTATTTATTTTTTTATTAGATATTATCAAATGATGCTCCTGTAGGAGTAATGATGAATTCAACATCAATAAATTCAAGAGAACGTGTAGGTTTTACATAAATTTTTCCTCTAAGTGTGTTTGCATCAATATCTTCTGGATCGTTTGATACTGTTACACGGAAGTCAAATAAACCTCTTTCTTTCTTAATTGACTCAAGAATTGGATTTACCAATCTCAAGAATTCATTTCTAACTTGTTCGTCATTTTGTTCAAACAACAATCTAACTGCTACCGCTGAAATTAACTTTCTAGCTCTCAATAATAGTCTTCTTACGTTGATTCTATCAAGTGCGGACTCTCTAACCTGAAGGGTTTTGTTACCCCAAATAATTGTTCCAGTATCAGAGAATGTTGCAATTGGGTTGATTCTGTTTTTGTAAAGGTCATCTCTTTCATCAAGAGTTAACTTTTTGTACGCTTTAACCGCATTTACCAAACCTCTTGAGTAACCCGCCACAGCAAACCATGGATAAGAAACGTTATCGGTTAATGCGATGTTTTTAAGAACTTCACCTGTTGGTGGGAGATACAACTGAGTTGCATTATCACCATCTCTTACCTGAATCCATGGCCAGTAGGTTGCGGAATAGTTACTATCCAATGCAACAGAATCCAAATCATCAATTACCTCTTCCGCAGTTGTTTTATTTGGTGAGTTAATTATATAAAGTGAATCTGCTCTATCATTTTCAATCATCTCAATTGCTTGAGTTACTAATGAACTATGGTCAAAGAAGTTAATACCCGGTGTTGCGAACACGTTAATATCAATTGCTTCAGGGTTTGCGAATGTATTGATACCAGCTAAGTATGAGTAGTAATCGGAATTACCTGATACAGAACTGAATACACCACTATTTGTGGTATGACCATTTACATATGTTGGTCTACCAAATATAAATCCGTCTCCATTTGTTCTAACATTTCTGTAGATATCCCAACCATCGAATCCACCAAATACTGCGAAAGTAAATTTACGGAAATTAATATTTTCTAATTGTCCTTTATCTGCACCTTCTAAATTATATGGTGTACACTGATATGTTACTCCTGTTATAGTGGAAGCGTTGGTAGATAGGTGGAAACCAAAAGTTTCAGTTGTAGCACCTAATCCTTTATATTTCAATAAATCTCTATCAAAACCAACTTGAGAAGAAAGTCCTAAAGATACTTTTCTTACTTTATCTCCGTTTGATAAAATTGGTGTACCATTTACATCATATGTAATAACATCACCAGAAGAATAGTATTGTGTTTTGTAAAGAACATTACCTAATTTACCTGTTGAACCAAATACACTGTTATTTTTAAATCCTTTGAAACCAGCAGGGAATGCGTCTGTCGGGTGATTATCCGCCATGGATAACATGATGTATCTTGAACGTAATTCATATTCACCATCAGATGTACCTACTTTTTTAGCAATATAGCCAGGTAAATCTGGATTTAAATTACATCTTGTGAATTTCTCCAATACAACAAGATTATCGTCAGTATCATTAAAGTCTCTAACAATCAAATCGAAATCTCCGGTGTCCAAATCAATATTTTGAATTGTGATTTTTACTTGGAAGTTAGCCGACTCTCCATCAGAAATTGTAATCACCTCAAATAAGTCTGCCACTTCACCACCTCTAACTTCTGAAACAACCATAGGTGATATAGTAGTATCCCATTGTCCTAAGAAATTATTACCATCGGTTTCAACTTCAATTGAAGTACTCAAACCTCTGATTAATCCCTTATCAAATGCGGTTTTTAACAAATTCGGATAAGACTCGTGTACATAAAGTGGGAATTCTGATTTAACTTTATCAAAAACATCAGTTCCTAATACTTTAGTAATATATTTTGTAGATGTTGTGTCCAATGAACAAGTGAATGATTTAGCGCCAGATGTACTACCTGTCACACTCAAAGTAAATTCACCCAATGGATTTGTATCCAAATCGAAACCTGTTACTTCAGAAATACCTACAGTTGAACCTGTCACTTCCAAAAGAAGTGTTTGACCACTATAAGACCCTCTTGGTCTTAATGCTGCGACAACAACATTATGATAGTCAGAATTTAATTCTGCGTCGTATGCATATCTTGTAACATTGAAAACTCCTGAACTACCACTATAAACGAATAGATACGCATATACGTCAGTAATAGTTGCACCACTGTTAAAAAATGTGTTGTACCATTCTTTTTCATGACTAGATGTTTCATTGTCTAATCCTGTCAACGGAGAAACTACTTCTTTTACAGCTGTTAATGCCGCAACGTCATCAGAATCACATTGACCGATTACAAACCATTTACCATCATCGGCTGAAGTGAAACCACTGAAATTACTTTGAATATAAGTTGTTATTGAACTACCATTGTGAGCGGTTTTACCTGAAAGTTCCCCAAAAATTGAAGAAGCATTTGGTGTATCCGGATTCATAGTCATACCGGTTGTTGAAACGGCATCTAAATCTACAGTAACACCACCTAATGTTTTAATACCGTAAGTTTTTTGGGGTTTATATCCTGTTAAACCTAAAACTCTTGTTACGAATAATTGATTTGACTCTTCTAAATAAGATTTTGCAACATATGGTAATTCATATTTTGGATTACCCAAACCATCTTTAACTGGTGAGGTTGGACCAAAATATGTTTTGAACTCATCAAAGTTGCTAATTAAAATTGGTTCAAATGCGGGACCTTTTAAGGTTTCGCCAACTAAACCGAGTGTTGTTACACCCACACTTTGAGCCACAAATGTTAAATCCTTCTCTGAGGTGTATACACCGGGAGAAACGAAAACTCTGTTTGAACTTGCCATTGATTAATGTTTGATTAAATAATTTATTACTTTGTTTATAAATATCTTTGTTTTTATGAAAGATTTACACAATAATCACACACTGGATATTTATTTATCTAATAGTATCTTAAATTATCTTTTACATGGAAAATACCCACAAAAATGTTAAAATAAGTAAAAAACACCACGAAATGTTAAAAAACCATTGTGGTGAAAAGGGTATGAAAATTTATAAATTTTTAGAAAAGTTAATTGATGAAAACTGTAAAGCTAAAAAAAAGGATTTATATGGGGAATAATTAATAAAGGTAAGTTATACCTATAACCGAACCAATAGTAGGTGTCCCTTGTAAAGTGATTTCTTTTTGTCCTGTAATTTCAAATCCTCCACCTTCATCTTCAATAAGACCATTGATGTCTAACGTAACGACACTATCAATAAAGTTTAAAACTTCAAACGATAATGTTGAACCGTTATATGTAAAGTATTCTGTTGTTACTTGTATTGGTCTTCCATAAGTGTCAATAATAACACTGTTTCTTCCCTTAAAATATGTAATAGTTATAATACTACCTTCTAATGGTGGTGTTACAAATGTTATTTTAGATGTTCCTGCTACATGAAAATAATCGACATCTCTTTCCTGAATCAAACCATTTATAGCAACATTAAATAAAATACCTATTGTCTCTCCAACACTGAACGCAGTTTGTAAACCATCAGCAGTGAAACTTACAATAGTAATATCTATAGTTTTATTTATGTATCTCTTTTGATAGTTGTTACTTTGAATGAATTCATTCATAAGAAACATTCTACTTAATGCCGGTTTAACCTCGAATTCATCACTATCGATAAGAATACCTAAGAGAATAAACTTATAGGTTTGAATGTAGAATCTTCGATTATCCAAAGAGTCCATTGGTGTACTATCATCAATTCCTTCTAAAATAATTGGAATATAATGACCTTTAACTGTGGTGTACGATTGTCTCGATGAAAATTTTTGTAATACTATTTTATTAAACTTGTTTAAATCTCTAAATTTTGTACAAACTATGGTCACATCATATGATATATCAATAGCAACCGGTTGTGGCATTTTGTATACATCTGCACCCATTTGTGTACCATTCCATGTTGGAACTGAAGCATAATAAAAAGTACTTCTATCAGGTATTGTTCTTTGTACTGATGGGTTTGTTCCTGGCTGTGCGTCCGGTTTTCTAATTAGTGT